TACGACGGCACCGACGATAACGCTGTCATCGTAAAAGAGCAGGACGTTACCGGGATCGTTGAGTCGAACAGGGCCGCGTTTGACGCCGCTCCGAAACGCTGGGGCGAGTTTACCCACGTTGGCCGCATCCCGATGACGGTCTACATGGAGCTAAAGCAGAAGGGTATCCTGGACGACCAACAGGAACTCGTGAAGTGGCTCAATGATCCCGCCAATGAAATGTGGCGTGTACGACCGGGGACGATCTGATGGCGATTACGACTTACGCAGAACTGAAGTCGGCCATCGCGGATTGGCTGAACCGGGACGATCTGGACACCACAATCCCTAATTTCATTTCACTGGCCGAGGCACAGTTCAACCGGACTGTCCGCCACCGTAAGATGGTGACGCGCTCGGACGCCACGCTGGACACGCCGTATTTCGCGGTGCCGGCTGATTGGCTCCAGACCATTCGGTTCCAGCTTAACACGAACCCGATTACGCCGCTGCTTTACGTCACGCCGGAACAGGCGCTGGAAGAGAGCCAGGTCTACAGTGCATCGCAGCAGCCGCTGTTCTACACGACCATCGGCCAGCAGTTCCAAGTCGTGCCGTATCCCGACGGAGAGTACGACGCCGAGCTTCTCTACTACGCCAAGATTCCGGCGCTGTCTGATAGCAACACGTCTAACTGGCTGCTAGAAGAAAGCCCCGATCTCTACCTCTACGCAGCCCTAATCCAGTCGGCTCCGTATCTGAAGGAAGACGACCGGATTAATGTCTGGGCCGGGCTGTATCAGCGCCTGTTTGATGATATGATGCTGGCCGACGAACGCGCCCGCATCGGGTCGTCCAAGTTGAAGTCGCGTTTCCGCACGTTTGGTTAAGGATCGGTTGAATGTCTTTCTCGAATTATCTTGAGAACAAGGTTCTCCTGCACGTCTTCGGGGCGACCGCGTATACCGCTCCGTCCACTCTGTACGTCGCGCTGTTCACCAGCGATCCGGGCGAAACCGGCAGCGGCACCGAAGTGTCGGGCGGTTCGTATGCCCGCCAGACGATTGCGTTCACCGTGACGAACAACCAGGCTTCGAACACGGCCGCGGTTGAGTTTCCGACCGCCACTGGTTCATGGGGCACGATCACTTACGCCGCTGTTTATGATGCACTGTCGGGCGGCAATCTGCTGGCCTACGGCGCGCTCACGACTTCGAAGACTATTGCGTCGGGCGATGTGCTTCGCATCCCGGCCGGAGACTTCGACATTAATCTGGACTGATAGATGGCCGGCTACGGTAGCGGCCTTTACGGACGTGGCAATTACGGCATAGACCCCAAGGAGATTGTGGTCGCCGTAAGCGCCACGTCTTCTGCGTCTGCGTCCGCGCAGATCGTAAAGCTGGCCGCTGTCGATACGTCGGCTACGTCCTCGACGACTGTTACTGCTAATCGCGTCCAGTCGATCTCCGCTACAGCTAATGCAGCGGCAAGCGGTTCGGTTTCGGTTACGCGCGTCCAGCAGCCGAGCATCACGTCCAGCGCCACGTCTAGTACGACTGTTGCCGCTACTCGCATTCAGCAGAGCGGCGCTACATCAGACGCCGCGGCTTCGGTTAGTTGCACGCTGCAAGGCGTGTTCCTTGTCAGCATTACGACCAACGCGCAGTCGTCCGCGCAAGTCTCTGCTACGCGCGTTCTGGGCGCCGCTATCGCTGCGAATGCGCAGTCAAGCGTAACTGTAGATGCGGTAGAGAAGTGGGAGCCGCAACCGGTAACACCGGAAAGTTGGACGCCACAAGAAACTACGCCTGAGACATGGACTACTCAGGCGGATACTGCTATTTCTTGGACGCCGCAAGAAACAACAAGCGAGACTTGGACTCCGCTTTCTGATACAAGCGAAACTTGGACGCCGCGAGTATTTCCAGACTCATTGGCTGCGTGAGGTAAATTATGGCTGATACTACCACGACGAACCTTGGACTTACGAAACCGGAAGTCGGTGCCAGCGCCGATACCTGGGGTACTAAGCTCAACACCGACCTCGATACGATTGACGCTATCTTCGCCGCAGCCGGTTCCGGTACGAGCGTTGGCCTCAATGTTGGTTCGGGTAAGGTTCTGACTGTTGCTGGCAGCATCACCGCGAATGGCGCGTCGCTGTCCCCGGCCGAACTCGGCTACCTCGACGGCGTGACCTCGTCGATCCAGACGCAGATCAACGGCAAGCAGGCCACGCTTGTCAGCGGCACGAACATCAAGACTGTTGGCGGTGCAAGTCTCCTGGGTTCGGGCGATGCCGGGACCATTGGCGTAGCTTACGGCGGCACCGGAGCCACCAGCCTCACCTCGGGCTATCTGGTCAAGGGTAACGGCACCTCGGCTGCTTCGGCTTCTGTAGTGTACGACGACGGCACGAACGTCGGGGTTGGTACGACAAGTCTTTCTGATAAGGTGACTATCGCAGGCGATGTGCGTGTATCCTCAGGCGGCGATATTCGTATCTCGTCCGCAACTGGAACTACAACTCGTGGTGGTGACACCGTTCTATACAGTGACGCCAACGATCTATACTTTAGCTGCGGAGCAACTACTTCGGCGCGCGGCCGAATCACCGCCGATGGTCAATGGCTGCACGGGACGACATCGACGTTCGATAACGTATCTTACCTAAACACTCAGGTTTTGGGCGGCGTTTCCACCAAGATCAGCGGGACTTCACTGACAAGCCAGATGTCATTCTTCAATGACAATGGACGCGTCGGATGGATCGGCACGGACGGAACAACTACATCCTATAATACATCATCCGATGCCCGGATGAAGGAAAACATTGCAGACGCAGACAGTGCGGGCGATGTGATTGACGCAATCCAGGTTCGCCAGTTCGACTGGAAGGTCAACGGTGAACACCAGCGTTACGGCTTCATCGCTCAGGAACTGATCGAAGTTGCCCCGGAAGCGGTCAGCGCACCGGCTGAAGAAGATCAGATGATGGCGGTGGACTACTCAAAGCTTGTCCCGATGCTGGTCAAGGAACTGCAATCAGTGCGGGCGCGCCTCGCCGTTCTTGAAGGCAACTAACCAATGTCCGACGCGCAACACGATGTACAGATCGCCTTGCTCGAACAGGAAATCGTCAACCTGACTGACAAGGTTGACCGGCTCTCTAATGAAGTGGCCGGGCTTGTCGATGCCTGGAAGACCGCGTCGGGCGTTGTCGCTTTCATTAAGTGGCTGTCGGGCCTGATCGTCGCCGCCGGGATTATCTGGACTGCGCTGAAGATGAAGGTAGGTGGGTGATGTCTTTCGCCCTAGGCGCCAAGTCGAAGGAACGACTGAAGGGCGTACACCCCGATCTCGTTCGTGTCGTTGAACGCGCCATACAGATCACCGACGTTGACTTCACCGTGCTAGAGGGTCTGCGCACTGTTGCGCGTCAGCAACAGCTAGTCAAATCCGGTGCATCAAAGACTATGCGTTCGCGGCATCTCACCGGCCACGCTGTCGATCTCGCCGCCGTTGTTGGCGGTGAAATCCGTTGGGACTGGCCGCTCTATCATAAGATCGCAAAGGCTGTTAAGCAGGCCGCAGCCGAACTCAAAGTTCCGATTGAATGGGGCGGAGATTGGCGTACATTCAAGGACGGGCCGCATTGGCAGCTTCCTTGGAAGCAATATCCATAAGGAGTAATAAGATGCTTGCAGGTTATAAGACTTACATCACGGCCGGAATCGCCGTTCTCACTGCCGTTGGCGCCTATCTCGTTGGCGATGCCGACCTGATGCAGACCGCCAACCTGGTGTTTACTGCGCTTCTCGCTGCGTTCGTTCGTAACGGCGTGAAGTGATCCAGTTACTCAAGCAACTGTTCGGTTTGCTTCAAGCCGTCTTTAGGCTTTTTGCAGATCGGCAGTTGCTCGAGGCCGGAAAGGCGCAGCAGCGCGAGGCCGATCTACAGGAGGTGCAGCGCCGTGAAGAACAAGCCGAACAAGCTGTGGCTACTCCCGATCCTGTTCGGACTGAGCGGCTGCGTTCTAGATTCGACCGCGCCCGCCGTAGTCAGTGACTATTGCAAAATCACGAAGCCAATCAGTTACGATAGTCTGAAGGACACCGCCGAAACTATTGCGGAGATTGAGGCCCATAATAGCCGCTATATCTGCGTTTGCGAACACGATTGTCCGGTAGATGCAAAGTCTGCTAAAAACTGATATACGGTGAACAGTTAACTACGGACGCAAACATGGCCCTTCTTCCGATCAAACTACCACCGGGCATTTACCGCAACGGCACTGAGCTTGACGCTTCGGGCCGGTGGTACGACGCGAACTTTGTGCGCTGGGTAGAAGGCATGATCCGGCCGATTGGCGGGTGGCAGCAGCGTACCACGACCCAGATGAACGGCAAGCCGCGCGGCATCATTACGTGGCGCGACAACAGCAACAACCGCTGGATCAGCGTCGGCACTCACACGAAGCTCTACGCCGTCACTCAGTCAAGCGTTGTCGTGGACATCACGCCGACCGGCTTTACGCCGGGCAACGCCGATGCGACTGTCGGCGGGGGCTATTCCGTTGGCGCATACAGCGCTGGATATTACGGCGTACCGCGTCCCGACGTGGGTTCAACCACGCCGGCAACGACCTGGACGATGGACACTTGGGGCGAGTATCTGGTCGCTTGCTCAAACTATGACGGCAAGATTTACGAATGGCAGCTTGACGCGACTACGCCGACAAAGGCTGCGGCCGTCACAAACGCGCCGACTGGAAACACCGGCGTTCTTGTAACGAACGAGCGCTCGATGATGGCGCTGGGTGCCGGCGGTAATCCGCGCAAAATCCAGTGGTCCGATCTCGAAGATAACACGGTCTGGACGCCCTCAAGCACAAACAACGCCGGCAGTCTTATTCTCCAGACTGGTGGCAAAATTGTCACAGGTAAGCGCGTCCGCGGTCAGAACCTGATCCTGACCGACATGGACGCGCATATCGTTACCTACACTGGCCAGCCGTTCGTTTATACTTCTGAATATGCAGGTCGTGCGTGTGGTCTCGCCGGAGCGAACGCGATTGCCGTGCAGGACAACTTTGCCGTATGGATGGGGACGCGTGGCTTCTTCATGTACGACGGCTACGTCAAGTCGGTGCCGTGCGAAGTGTCGGACTACGTTTTCAGCGACATCAACCAGGCGCAGATCAGCAAAGTCTACGCCGTCAATAACTCGCAGTTCAACGAAGTGTGGTGGTTCTATCCGTCGGCAAGTTCGATGGAGAATAACCGCTACGTCGTATGGGACTACAGCCAGAACTACTGGACCATCGGAACGCTCGACCGCGCAGCGGGTACTGATCGTGGTCAGTTCGCCAATCCGCTGTACGTAACGCCGGATGGCTACATCTACGACCACGAAGTTGGCGTGAACCATGCTGGCGAAGAAGTATATCTGGAGTCCGGCCCGATACAGATCGGCAACGGCGACCGGGTATTCTACGTCAACGAACTCATCCCGGACGAGCGCACCCAGGGCCAAGTCACGGTTTCGTTCTCGACGAAGTATTATCCGAATGCGCCGGTCTGGAGCTACGGGCCGTACAGCATGGCCAACCCGACGAGCGTTCGCTTCAACGGACGCCAAGTAAAGATGAAGATCATCGCGCAGGATAACACGGATTGGCGTGTCGGGACGATGCGGCTTGAAGCGATTGGCGGTGGCCGGCGATGAAACTTCCATCTCCACCCAGGGTTTATGATCCACTGCATGAAGCACAGCGTAACCGCATTCTGGAGACGTTTGCCAAGCAGACATACACCAAGGGCCAAGATGTCGGTATCTATAGCCCCGCTAAACTTATTGTACCTAGCGTTGATTCACTCGAAGGCGCAGTTGTCAATAAGTACGGTGTGTTCTCTGACACAACAACGCAGACCGCCAGCGCCGCGTATACGCCGCAAGCTATCACCTTTAATACGACTGATGCGTCGGATGGCTTTTCGCGTGGTACGCCAACGTCGCGCATTGTTGCGTCACGCAAAGGCCATTACAACTTCCAGTTCTCGTTGCAGCTATCTAGCGGTAGTTCGAGCAATAAGAAGATTTGGATTTGGCCGCGACTGAACGGCGCAGATGTAGCCAACTCCGCCAGCGAAATTAGTTTGGCAGGGTCAGGCACCATGCTTATCCCCTCCTGGAACTGGGTCTTGTATCTTGCGCCAAATGATTACTTCCAACTAATGTTCGCCGTTGAGGATACAAACATCCAGATCACTGCCACTGCCGCGCAGACCGGCGCGAATGGAACTGCGACGTTTGCTCGCCCGGCCGTGCCATCAGCGATCCTTACCGTGACCGAAGCACAGCCGTAATGGAACTGCGCGAGGAATTTGATCGGTGTGCGAAATGGTTAGAAGACGCGCTGGCTTATTCCAACGGGACGCACGACATCGAAGACATCTGGGCCGGGATTGAATCCGGACAGTTTCAACTCTGGCCTGGCAAGA